AATACTATAAAAACAAGCTCCGCTGGTCACCCGTTATCGGGCAATTCTATATCCGCAAGGATAGGTTTATCCAGGCTGGCGGAGCTTTATCTTTTTGGAGATAGATAATGAAAATAGAAAAAAATGTCCGTGAATTTACAAATAAATGTTCGGAAGAAATAGCAGAACGCAAGAAAGATGAATTTGAACAAGAAATATGGAATACTTATTTAGAGAAAAAAATAGAATCCCCAATAGAACAAATTTTATACTGCGCATTAAAAACTATTCAGATGTTAAATTATATTGACGAAGAAGAAATTGTTTTATTTAATAAAACCCCTCATATATTGGGATTAAATGTCATATCCCAAGCCCGTATAGGTAAGTATCGTTGCGATTTTTTAATTAGTTTTATGCCTGTTACTTCAAAACCCAATAGTAGAGTATTAAAAATGTGTCTTGAAAGATTTAAACAACTTATTGTGGAATGCGACAGTCAACAGTTCCATGAGCGAACCGAAAAAGAAAGACGGTATGAGAAAGCTAGAGATAGGTACTTTAGCAAACAGGGATATAAAGTTTTTCATTATACAGGAAGTGAGATAATAAAAAGATCGTTGGAAATCGCTATTGAAATTCTTGCTTATGTAACGGGAAAAGATGAAGGGGATTTTTTGGAGGATAGTAATTGTGAGTAGAATTAGATATTTAAAGCCCGATTTCTTTATAGACGAAGATATAGCTGAATTAAATTATGAGGTTAGATTGTTTTATCAAGGGCTTTGGTGTTCTGCTGATAAAGCAGGTAGATTAGAAGATAGACCTAAAAAACTAAAGGTTCAAATATTGCCTTATGATAATATTGATCCTGAAAAAATATTAAACATATTAGCAAAACCTAAGAATACCAATACTAGAGCTTTTATAATTAGATACGAAGTTGAGAAAGAAAAATATATACAGATAGTCAGCTGGGATAGACATCAAAAACCTCATCATACAGAAAAGGAATCTCTAATTCCCCCCTATAACCCCCCTTTAAAGACAAAGACAAAGAGAAAGATAAAGACAATGGGGAAGATAAACCAACTCAACGCTAGTAGTGAGTTAGATAACGGTTCTTTAACGGTTAAGGTCTTCGCATACTGGAATAATGGCGCAGGTATAAAACATGTAGTTCTTGATGATAAGATAAAGGTTCAAATAAATTTAACACTAAAGCAATATACAATAGAGCAAATTAAACAAGGCATAGATAATTATAAGTTTATTAGAGAAAGTCCTGACCATAAGGATGGTGCAAAGTGGTCGCTAGTTCAATTTTTAAAACAATCTAATGGATTAGCAGTATTTTTAGACTTAGAAGGTGTAAAAGAAAGATATAAGAAAAACAAGCCCAGTCAACAAACAAATAGTAAATATAGTGATAGTATGAAAAGAATAGCAGATTTTTCTAAAGAGGAGAAAGTAAAATGCAACGAAAAACTTTTAGTCTCGGATTAATGTATTTAAGAGCAGCTTATCTTAAAAATACACCAGAGTTTACAAAAGAGCAATTAGAGGTTTGGTGGATATCTTTAAATGATTTAAATGATGAAGATTTTTTGCAAACTTGTAAAGAGATAATAAAAATAGAACGCTGGTTTCCTACAATAGCTGATATTAGGAAAGCTCCAATAAAACAATTAGACAAGTTTATACCAATATCAGAGCAAATTAAAATAGAGAGAGAAAAGGAGAAACGAAATGTTAGAAAATGATTTCACAACAGGAATGGATGTATTACAAGCAGTATATCCTAGAGGTATGACTACGGATAGAATTAGAACTATCTATGAGAATTATTTTATACATGAGAATTATAACACAGATACTTGGATCAAAGCATGTAGAGATATAGGGGCAACATCTAAATATTTCCCTAGTATAGCAGAAATGAAGTCAGCTTATTGGGATGCTGCGAAAGAAAAAAAGATAGAAGTAACGCATGCGGATTGTGAATTTTGCACTAATGGATTAAGGAGTTACTTTAAAAAGAAAAATGGCACACGATATACTTATTGTGCTATATGTGATTGTGAAGCAGGTTCTCAATATAGTCAGAAGTTAAAGAACGGAAAACATTGGGCTACATGGGCTGAAAAAGTAAAACAGGGTAAGTTTGTCCAGCATGATAGTGAGATAATCCCGGAGTTCATACCGTTTACTGATAAATACGCAGGATCAGAAGAAATACCATTTTAGAGGAGATAGGGATATGAAGATTTTAAATTTGTACTGTGGGATTGGTGGGAATAGGAAATTATGGGGGAAAGATGTTGATGTTACTGCTGTTGAGCTTAATCCAAAGATAGCCAAGATATATCAAGACTTCTTTCCTGATGATAAGGTTATTGTGGGAGATGCACATGAGTATTTACTTGAACATTTTGAGGAGTATGATTTTATATGGAGTAGCCCACCTTGTCCGACACATAGTAGAATGAATTTTTTATTAAAAGCAAAAGGTAAAGACATGGTATTTCCCGACATGAAACTTTATGAAGAAATAATATTTTTAAAGACTTGGTTTAAAGGTAAATATGTGGTTGAAAATGTAAGGAGTTATTATAAGCCATTAATTGTTCCACAAGAATTACAAAGTCATTATTTTTGGGCAAATTTTGATATAGTTGATACAGGACTTGTTCGTAAAAAAGTTAGAAATGACAAAGGAATGACACTTGCTATTAAAATGGCTCAACAAAATATGATAATTAAAAATTTCTACAATTATAATGGAGATAAAAGAACCTTACTAAACAACTGCGTAGAACCCGAACTCGGACTACACATACTAAATGAAAGCGAAATAGATAAATACCCAGCACCATTTTAAAAATAAACCTTGACAAAAAATAGTTGATTGGTATATTATAAATTATGGCTGCATGGAAAATAACTGCAACATTATTAGAAATAGTAAATCGCCTTCCAAAAACTCCAACCATGTATCAAGTATTATTATGCTCTAAATGTGGCGGTGATGGTACAAGATGGGTACAAATGGACAAGAAAGATGGAATTATAAAATGTTCTTGTGGGGGAGTTGTAGACGGCTGGCATATATCTAAAAATAAAACATATAGAAAAATACCAAGAGCGAAATTAATAGAAAGATATTAAAATAGTGTCAAAAAAACTTACTCCAAAGCAAGATAAATTCTGCCTTGAATTACTTAAAGATTTTAATGCTTCACAGGCTGCACTAAGAGCAGGATATTCTAAGAAAAATTATGGACATATAGGCTGGGAACTGCTACAAAAAACTACAATTCAACAAAAACTGCAAGAACTAACAGCTAAACAAGCTGAAAAAGCTGAAATAACTGTTGAATGGGTTATTCAAGAATTAAAGCAATTATATACTCGTTGTCAATCTTCTCTTACTTCTAAGGGAGCGATAGCAGGCGCAACAAAGCAATTAGAATTACTCGGTAAGCATATTGGTATGTGGATCGACCGTTCTGAGCTTACAATCAACATAAAAGAGGTTAAAGTTATGGTTATTCAGATTCAGGGAGTAATTGCAAAACACATTCCAGATGCAGAGGTTAGAAATAGGATTGCAGAAGATTTGAAGGAGCTGGGGTTGTGAGTAGAATAGGAGGTTAATATGAAGAAAAAAAAGGAAAGAATTTGTCTTAAATGTGGAAAAGAATTTGATAGCGATGGAAATTCTAATAGAATATGCAAAGATTGTAAAAAAATAAATTCCCGAATTTATACAACGCAGGCAGATATCTATGATGTTGGATTATAAGCACAAAACAAGAGGATGTAACACACCAACATGGTCAAGACATTGCGTTTTTGAGGGTGTTGTGGAGGTAGAAAAGTGAAGAAAATAGGAAAATTAAACTTACTTGAAGAAAATATATGTAAGTTGAAATGTGATTGTGGCTGGAATATAACTCTAGGTGGAGAAGATAAAGAGGATTTAAAAAAGCTAAAAAAAATAATTAAAAAAGAATTTAAGGTTAAGAAATGAACTTACCACCTGAATTCATCAAATATCTACAAGACGAGATAAAACACTTTGATAAAGAATTAATATCTATTTTAGAACTTCCGAACGTCAAATCACTTCGGGATAGGATTAAGAAGGACAAGAGGGATACTAAGGTTATGCTGGCACTTTATAAGCAGATGACAGATTGCGATGCTCATATACGGGATGTTAAGGATGAGATTCGTGCTTGTAACGATAAAGCAATGGCATTATTAGGGCATAGACTTCAAAGGGTTAAGAGAAAATACAGAGATTATCATAGAGATACGAGTTATGATTTATAGGGCAATTAAATGAAACTTAACATATCCAAGGGAATGTTCACATCCAAAGATGTTATTGCCGCAGAACATGATCCTATATGGCTGGTAGAGAACGAAAAACTATCTATCAAGACAAAAGCCGGAGAACTCATCCCCTTTAAACTTAATTCTATCCAAAAGAAGATAATCGCTAAAATCAGAGAGTTACAGGCAGAAGGTAAGCCAATAAGGATATGGATTCTTAAAGCACGTCAAATGGGTTGTTCTACGCTAATTGAGGCAATTATATACGCCTATACAAGTCAGAGACAGAATATCAATAGTTTGATACTCGCAGATGACCTTGACGGTTCTAATTACTTGTTTAATATGTCAAAGTTGTACCATGAGCAAGTTGCAAGGGAATTTAAACATCCGTTACAGAGGAGTAACGAGAAGAAGATAGAGTTTGCAAATAGGCATAGTCAGATTCTTGTTGACACAGCAGATAACCTTGATGCTGGAAGAAAGTACACGTTTCAGATAGTACACCTCTCAGAAATAGAATTCTTTAGAGATGCACGCACTTTGATGATAGGATTAAACCAAGCAATCCCAGAGCTACCAAATACAATAATGATCGGAGAGACAACAGCAAACGGAGTTGGTGGTTATTTCTATGAGCAATGGCATAAGGCTAAAAGAGGAGAAACAGACTGGGCGGATTTATTCTTTGGATGGTTCGAGGATAACACATATCAAAAGGATGTACCTGCTGGGTTTGAATTGACGGTAGAAGAACAAGACATATTGACTAAGCACAAATTGACCTTGAGACAGATGGCATGGCGTAGAGATTGTATTAAAAACAAGTGTGATGGTTCGGTAGATATATTCAATCAGGAATATCCGGCAATAGATGAAGAAGCATTTTTAGTGTCAGGTCATTGTAGATTCAATACTGACTGTCTAAAGATTATACGCAACACAACGGTTAATGAGGGCGAAGAAAGCATGTTAGAGGATGTTTATGGTACTGTTATTGTTACTCCACATCCAACAGGCTGGCTAAAGATTTGGAAGAAAGTTGAGGAAAATCATAGTTATATCATAGGTAGTGATACATCAGAGGGGATAGAGAACAAGACAGCTTCAGGGAAAGAACATGATTATTCAACAGCAGAGGTGCTTGATTTAGACACTTTAGAGCAAGTTGCAGAGATAAAATGCCATTTAGAGCCAGATGTATTCGCTGAGGAACTTAGACGATTAGGAGTATATTATAACAAAGCTATGATAGGTGTTGAACGTAATCATCCGGGATATGGTGTATTATTGGAACTTAGAAAAAAATATAAAAATATTTACTACATGGAAATCTTTGAAGAAGCAACGCAGACTAGAAAGAAGAAACTTGGTTGGCTCACTGATCCAAAGACTAAACCTCTTATGGTAGGAGAAGGAGATAGAATTATCAGAGAAGGATTGGCAACTATACGTAGTCCTGAGTTATTAAGTGAGTTAATGACCTTTGTTAGACTTGCAGACGGTAAGACAGAAGCGCAAGAGGGTTGTTTTGATGACTTAGTTATAGCTTGGCTGATAGCATTACAGATAAGAAAATATGCGCCTAGAAAGGCAACAACAAAAGAAAGTAGGCAAAGGTCGCAGAGGAATAAGATACAAGATAAACAGATGGAAAGTTTACGTGGTTATTAATAATGGACAATAATCTTCAGCTATTATGGACTATTGACTTTATTAAAAAATTACTGTATGATAAGCCAGAATATACAGGGAGATTGGAATTGAACTTTTTCAAGGGAAGCGTATCAAATATAAATAGGTTAGAGAGTATCCAGCTACCTAAAAATAAAACCCTTGACAATAAAATTGTTGTCTGATAATATTTAAATAGTTCTTTTGAAAAATTAGTTTAACGGGATAACGCTAAAGAAGTGAGCCCTTGTAGAGAATATCTACAGGGGCTTTTTGTATAGGGAGAACAGAATGGCGGTAAAAGAAAAAGAAGTTGACGAGAAAGAGAAAGAAACAGAAGATACTTCCTTCTCGGAAGAAGATTTTACTAATTATTGTTGCGATATCTTAAAAGAGGCAATGTCTGAGAGGATCGGATTTAATTCGTATGTTGATCGCTGGTACAAGGATTGGCGTGATATCAAGGATAAAAAGATTATTCCATGGGTTGGAGCAAGTAACTTCAGCGTTCCTGCTACTTCTATATCAGCAGATGGCGTTATTCCACGCATAATTGAGGGCAATTTCGATACTATCACTCCTATTGACGCAAAGCCAATAAACAAGACAGCAGTTCCATTTAAAGATATGGTAAAGAAGTTCTTGACTTGGGATTTAGATTCGCATGAGGAGTTATTCCGAGAGATATGGTTCTTCGTTCAAAATACTGTCTGGTCAGGTACAGGGTTTGTAAAAAACTTCTTCTTAAAAGAAAAGACTAAGATTGAAGAAAGAATCTTTGATGTTTTTATGGTTAATGGAGAAATAGCCAAAGACCCAAATTCAGATACTCCACTTGAAGTTAATGAACGCAACACTGATTTATTGAGTAAAAATAAAGTTCCTTTTACAATCAAAGAGGTTAAGGAGAAGAAACGCAGATGGTTGAAATACAATCCTGAATTACTTTGTTGTGATATTAAAGATGTTATCTTTCCCTCGGATTGTGTCAGTATTCAAGACGCATGGGAGAATAGTCTAATTGCTTTGAGGGTATGGAGAACAAAGGATTTCCTTAAAAGACAGTTAAAACAGGATGACAAAGAGCTATATAAGAACTTAGATAATATTAAAATTGAAGGATTAAAGGAAAAACAGGATAAAGCTGTTAATGGAAAAGAGAGAAGGAGAATTGCGAATTTCTTTTCTAAGACTAAAAAGCTGGAATGTTTTGAGATTTATGTTAATTACGATATTGACGGAGATGGATTAGAGGAGAAAGTTGTTGCTCTTATACATTACGAAGATAGAACCTTATGCGGATATGAGCAATTTCCTTATGAGCATGGCAGATGCCCTATAATTCCCGGATATATCAAACCGATACATAATCAGCCTTTTGGAGTAGGTATTCCTGAAATGCTCTATGATATAAAGGGCGAGATTGATGCTACACATAATCAGAGAGTAGATAGAGGTAGTTTGCATAATAATCCTACTTTACTTCATACAAAAGGAAGCGGATTTGATTCAACAGAACATAAACCTGGGCCTGGCCGACAATGGGAGCTTGACAGTATATCAGAAGAATCAATCAAGTATTTACGACCTCCTCAGAACTCTGAAGGACTATCTTTTCAGGAAGAACAAAATCTTTGGGGTTATGTGCAAAGACGTTCCAATTTAAGCGACTTTAATCTTGGTGGAGAAAGCAAGACCGCAGGAGAAGGCGCAGGAACAGCTAGGGGATTACAGATACTTATATCAGAGGGTAATGTTGGGTTTAGGCATTTTATTAGGTGGATGTCTTTAAGTATAGCAGAGATATTCAGACAAAGATGGGCGTTATATCAGCAGTATTGGGGAAAGGCTTCTGATGATGAGGTTAAGAAATGGATAAAAGAAATCTTTGATACTCCAGGTAATCCGCTTGGAGAGCAGGGATTAGATGCAATAAGACAGCAATTCAATATCGTAATGACTGCCACTAAAGAAGATATTAAAGCAGAGATTTCCAAAGCACAGGCAACACATGAAATTTTAAAAGAAAATCCGTTAATGGAACAATTCCCAATGAAAATGAGAGAGGTTTTAGTAGATTTACTTAGGAAAATGGGTATTAAAGACCCAGAGGATAAACTTCCAACTGAAGAGGAAATCAAGCAATGGCAGACAGAAATTCACATGGAAGCAATGAAACAGCTTGAGGAACAGAAGGCACAAGCGAATATAGAAGAAGCGGGAAAAGCGGGATATGATACAGAAAAACTTCGTTTGGGTGCATATCAAGGAGAACAGCAATGAAAGAGAAAAAGATTGATAATAGGGTAAACGATGCTATTGCTATCAAGGACTTGATGTCTAAGGATGGATTTAAGGTATTACAAAGACACTGGGAGCGCATAAAAGAGAACGCATTTAATAACTTAATTGACGAGAAAATTGATAAAGATACTATTTTAGAACGGCAGAAAATTTATATTATGATAGGAATATGGATTAATTTACCAGCTTCTATTATGAAAAGAGGCGAGAATGCGGTAGATGAGCAGAAAATAGAGAAAGAGAGAAAGGAACATCCTATTAAGAGTTCCATACCGTTTATGAAAAATAGATATTAAGGAGAAAAAGCATTATGAAGAAATATGATGTTGGAATTACGGATAAAGAAATGTATGGAACGGATGCACCTGTTGAAAGTTCAAAGACAAGAATAATTAGACCGTCTTTTAGCTTAACGCAGAAACAATTACCTGTGTTAAAGGGGAAAAAGTTTGATGAGCATTTCACAATAGAATGTGATTGTAGGATAGAATCCATACGCTCAACTGAAGATAAAGATACTAGGGTTACCTATGAGATAGAAGTTCTAAAGATAGGTATTAAAGGAATGGACAAAGAAGAAAGTCCTGAAGAATATATTGCGAATAGAAAGAAAAAAAGAGAGATTAAAGAGGATTAATATGTCAGGAGTTAAAGGGAAAAGTGGAGTTTACGCAAGGCCATTTAAATTATGTAGCATAGAAGGCTGTGATAAAAAGCATTATTCTAAAAGCTTATGTCATAAACATTACAGTGAAATTTGTTGTGGCGAATATAACAAGCAATGGCGACAGGATAATTCTGAATATATAGCTGAATACAGAAAACAATGGCATAAAAACAATCCTGAATACAGACATGAATATGATAAGCAATGGTATCAAACACCAACAGGCAAAGCAAGCGTGAAAGCACATAACCATAATCACAGAGTATTAACCAAAGACCTCACAAAAGAGACAGTTCAACGAGTATATGAGGATAATATCAAGAAATATGGAGTGTTGACCTGCGTTCTTTGTAATAAACCTATTGCTTTCGGAGAAGATAGTTTGGAGCACTTAACGCCTTTAAGTAGGGGTGGAAGTAATTTTTATAATAATTTAGGGATTTCTCATTTAAAATGTAATAAACAGAAATATACAATGACTTTGGAAGAATGGGAAAATGTAAGCATCTCAATAATGAGACTTGCAAATATAAACAAAAAGGTTGATGAAGGGCAAGAAGAATAGTCCCTTATTGACCCAAAAAAGGAGAAGTAAAATGGCAGAAGAGAAAAAAGTTGATGAAGGTCTTGTAGAAGTAGAACCTAAAGAGATCATTATTGACCCAGAAACAGGCGGGGAGAAAGTTCTAGAAGTAGAGCCAAAAGTGGAACCAGAAGTGGTAGAGAAGGATTGGGAAAAAGAATTTAAAACCCTTCAGTCTAAAAAGGATAAAGAGGTTGAGGATGCGAAAAAGGAAGCACTAAGGTTTAAAAGATTAGTGTCTCCTTACGAAAAGAACATCAAAGAGACTGAGACTGGGGATTTAATGTTCGACTTTTCTGAACCTGAAAAGCCAAAAGAAAGGGTTGAAAAACCAGATGAAAATCTTTGGTTAGACGATCCTAAAAAAGCAACAGAGCAGCTAATTACATTTAGAGAGCAAGAGAGAGAGGATAGGGATTTTGCTACAAGGGAAAAGGATAAAGCGGTTCAAGCCAATAAGACTTTCAA